CTCGACTGCCTCGATTTTCGGGTCGGGCAGCTGGGCCGCATCACCGGTGTAGACGCGGAAATCAAGCCCGCCGAGATCCATCAGCTTGCCATCGGCCCAGAACCGGCCAATCCGCGCGATCGGCCCCTCGCAAAGGCCGATGGCCAGCGAGATCGTGTAGGAGAATTCAGAAACCTGCTGGCCGCGCCCCGTTGCCTTGCCGCCCTGGGTCGAGGTGCGCACATGCTCGTTGAACCGTGTCGCCCAGATGATCTGCCCGGCGACGCGCATGCGGCCGAACACCCGGGGCACCGGCGCGCCCTCGGTCGAGGACTGGATGCGCAGCGATCTGGCCCGCCCGGTCTCGACCGCGGCGGACCCGGTACCCAGGATCGCCTGGTCGATCAGCGACCCGGCGATCGCACCGGCGGCACGGCCCAGCGTCGCGGCGCCGATCCCCAGGACCGATCCACCGATCGATCCGCCAATCGCCGAGCCGGCCGCGGAAAGAAGAACTGTCGCCATCGGATGCTCCGGGGGTTGAGATGGAGGGGCCGGCCAAGTGCCTGGACGGCCAGATTGGCGCTTCCCCTCCCCCTTGCGGGCTGGGGAGGATCAGAAAACGGTCCAGTGGACCGTTTTCCCGACCCAGGGTTGGGGTTGGGGGTCCGCCGATTCCAGGGATCGGCGCCGCGAAAACATTAATTCCGCACTGGAAACCGGTACGCTCCGGCAATTCGCCTGATCCAGGCGGCGGTCAGGTGGGTCTCGCAGACGTCATGGCCGGAATAGGCGTGAATTATCCGCCCGTCCCCGATCGATGGTGACGAAAGGATCGCCACATGCTTGGCCGGCCCGCGCGAGATCATGCGGAATGCGAGCATGTCGCCCGCCCGTGCCGCGCGCCGCGCCACGCGGGTCATGTGCCGCGACGCGGCGGCCAGCAGACGCTCCTCGCCGGTCGCCTCGGCCCAGTCGGGTGTATAGGCCGGAACCGGCTGCGGTTCGGAGCCCAGCACCTCGCGCCAGATGCCCCGGATCAGACCCAGACAGTCTGCGCCGGCTCCCCGGCAGCTTGCCTGGTGGCGATAGGGCGTGCCCAGCCAGCCGCGGGCGGCAGCAAGAATGCGGTCAGGATCCAAAGAGCGAGCCGCCGTCATGCGCCCCTCCGCTGTTCGGATAACCGGCGGCAACATCATCGCCGGGTATGTGCGGGAAGCCGCGAAAGTTCACCAGGTTGCCAAACTTGGCGGCACATGTCGCAGCCGTCTTGTCGCAACCCGCCGTGATCTCGAAACTGTCGCCCGGCGAGATCGTGAAGACCGGAGCCAGCCACGTCTCGACCAGCGCGTCGGCCCCGGCGGGGACGTGGACCTTCACATGACCCGTCAGCCCGGTGTTCGCGCCGGCAAGCCAGGTGACGGTGCCGCCGGTGAACCAGCCATCGGCAAAGCCCGACAGCCCGGACGCGGTAAACTGTTGCGGGTCGGTGACGGCGCTGACCGTGCCGGTGCCGAGATTTGCCGCCAGCGTCAGGTCGATCCCGCATTTCGGATCGCCCAGCCGGCACGAGCAGGAATGCAGATAGGCCCGCCCCAGCGGTTGCGAGAGCAGGTCGGAAAGCCCGGTCACCTCGGCCTCGAAGGCGGTCTCGCCATGCCGGATCTCGCCGATCAGTCCGCGCGACAGGATCAGCCGGGCGGTCGGATTCGTCCAGTCGACCAGGTAGAGCGTGACTTCTGCCCGGTCGTAGAGGTCCTTGGCGATGTCCACCTCGGTAATTCTGGCCGACGAAAGCACGCCTGCGACATCGTGGGTGTCGGCAGAGAGCCCAGTGGCCAGTTCCGTTGCCGTCGGCGTGAAGCCGCTGTCCGGCTCGAACGTCACGCCGTCGAAGAATAGCGGGCGGTCATGGTCGGTGAAGCCGAGCTCGACGCCATCCGTCCGCGACAAAAGCCAGCAGCGCGCCAACGTTGTCGCGCCGGTGTCGAGCAGGTCTTGTAACTGAGTCGGTAGAGTGCGCATCAGACACGGACCTCGACGATGGGGATCGACGGGATCTCGCCGGCCTCGAAGGCGGCGAGGTTGACCTCGATGGTGTCGCTGTCGAAGCGCACGGGCACATCGAACTCGAAGCCGGCGGTGACGACGGCGCTGCCGCCGGGGTCAGCCGAGAGCGTCACTGCTCCGGTGACGGTATCGACGGTGAAATCCGGCCCCTCCACCTGCTCGACGCTGTCGATGGCGATACGGACGGTGCCGTTCACCGGCTTTGCCACCGTGCGTGTGTAGGCCCCGGCGGTATCGGCATAGCTCTTGACGAGCTGCCAGCCGGTGCCGGCGCCGCTCAGGACCTGATCCGTCGGGGCAGGCGTCGCCGATGGCGCACACGAGCGGAAATCAAGCCAATCCTTCCAGCGAAACCCATGGAGCCGGCCATTGCGTGCCTCGAAGAAGGCAAGCACGCCGGCCAGGTCATCGAGCGACCGGACACCCAGCCCGGCGTCGAAGCGCCGGCGCGATTGCGCCCAGGGGTTGTTGCGTTCCTCGAAGCCGTTGACCAGCTCGACGATCTCGGTGCGCCGCTCGATCCCGCCGGCCGAGCCGAACGAGATCGCCGCGGGAAAGCGGATGTCGTGAAAGTTCATGGGATGTCCTTAGTCGCCGCGATGCATCGAGGAGCTGTACGTCACAACCCGCCCTGACCGCGCCGCACCGCACGGGCGAGCTGGGCGGAGATCTGGCCCCGGGATCGCCGAAATCCCTCGATATCCGGCGTCGAGATGTTCACGATCACCGGTGCGGCTCCGCCGCGCCCCTGGGCGGCGACGCCCAGCTTGCCATCGGGCCCCCGGCTCAGCGGCATTATCGCCTCGGGCCCTGCCTCGCCCATCAGCCCGGCGCCACCGCGCAGCGGGAACAGCGTCGGACCGCTGACCACCCCGCCCCGGGAAAATGTCCGGACGCGGCCGGCCGAGAACGCCCCGCCATCGGCAAAGCCCAACGCCGAGCCGATCGCCCCGGTGAGCCCGGAGAAGAGCCCGCCGACGCCGCCGGAGATCGCGTTGGTCACCGGCTGGAGCGCGGCGTTCAGCGCCCGGCCGCCGATGGACGAGGCGAGATCGCGGAACACGTCGCCCAGCTTGGCGCCGCCGAACACCGCCTTGTCGAAGGCCGAGCGCAGCGAGGACGAGAGCGAGCGTGACAGCTTCATCGCCTGCCCGTCCATGGTTTGCATCGCCCGGGTCGCATCGGTCAGGTCGCCGGCGAACCCGGATGTGAGCCCGCGCATCTCCGAGAGCGCGCGGCCGAGGCTGTCGCCAAAGCCCGAATTCAGCAGATCGTTTCGCGACATTGCTGTCTCCTCTGTCCCGACCGGGCCGGTCAACCGTCCCGGCCGTCAGGAAATTCCGCCATCAACCGCTCCAGGCCGTCGCGGCCCATTTGCAACGGGCCGGCGCCAGGGCTCAGCCCGGCACCTTCCAGCAACATGCGAAGTTCGTGCGGCGTCATCGCCCAGAACACATCCGGATCCAGTCGCAGAACGCCGAGGCCGAGGCGCATGAGCCCGGGCCAGTCGACCGGCTCAGCCATCGCCCACGGGCGTGAAGGCCCGTGACAGCAGCGCCATCCCGGCCTTCAGCGCACCAACCGCACCGCCCTCGATCCCGGCGGCGGAAAGTTCTTCCTCCGTGACCGGATGCCCAGCGCCGTTCAGCCCGGCGGCAAGCAATGCCGTCAGCTCGCCCGCGCCGATCCGGCCGGTCTCGAAGCGCTCGGCAAGATCGAGCAGCGAGCCCGCCTCCAGGCGGGCCTCCAGCGCCGCGAGTGCACCCAGCGTAAGGCGCATGGTGTGCGGGACACCGTCAATCACCAGCGAGACCTCGCCGCGATGGGGGTTGGTCATGATCAGATCGCCGCAAACGTCAGGGCGCCGGCGGAGGCGAGCGCGATTTCGAAAGTCGCCTCTCCGTCGTGGTTGCCGGAGTATTCCAGGGCGGTCACCTGGAACGGGCCGGCGATCGTGCCGAAATCGGGGATCGACACCTCGAAATCCGGGGTCAGGTCGTCGAAGAAGATCCGCCGCAGGGCGGCATCGGCGGCTTGGTCCTTGAAGATGCCCGAGCCGGCGATCGCCGCGCTCTTGACCCCGGCGCCGATCAAGAGCTCGCGCCAATGTCCCGCGCTCTCGGCGGTGGTCACATCGATCGTATCGGCATTGAAGCTCAGCCGGTTGGTGCGGATGCCGGCCAGGGTGACGAAGATGCCATTGGCCAACTCGTCGACCTTCAGCAGGATATCCTTGCCTTTCTGGGCGCTCATTTCGTTCTCCTCTGGGCAGTTCTCCGGTCGCGCTCAGACCGTGTCCTCGATGGTGATGCGAAACCGCATGTCGATCTTGCGCAGCGCGTCGGCCTCGGACCGGCCGGTCCGGGCATCGACGAACCGCGCATTGACGATGCGCCCGCGCGATGGCGCAAGCGCCGCGCCGAGGATCGCATCGGAAACCGCCGAGGCGGCCTGCTTGGCCTCGGAAAACCCGCGCCGCGGCGCGTGGATCGTCAGCTTGACCAGATGCACCGCGCCGGCCTCCGTCGCCGTGCTCCAGTCCGCGACGTCCTCATCGCCGAACGTGAGATAGAGCCCCTGCGGCGCCTGCTCGCCCAGAAAGGGCGGCGCGGCGTCGTAGATGCGCTGGCTAAAGTGCTGGACGCAGGCGGCATCTGTGCTCATCAGATCGAAAAGCGCCTGCTGCAACGGCCAGGAAAGCGCATAGGTCATGCAAATACCCCTTCCTCGACCCAGCAGGTCAGGTACTCGCCACGGGCGCCCATCGGGGCCAGCCCGCGGATCGAGAACAACCGGACGCCCGAGCGAAACCGGCAATCGGGCCGGGGCCGGCGCGGCGATCCCTCGGGCGCGTTGCGGATGACGATGCGGTGGGTGACGGCCGAGGCAGCCCGTTCGCCCAGGATCTTCTCGCGGGCCGAGCTTGGCTGGACCTCTGCCCAGAGCGTGCCAATCGGCATCCAGGCGACAGAGAACCCGCCGCCACCGTCGGAGATCTGGCGCGGCGCCTCCAGCACCAGTTCCGTATTCAGGACCGGCTTGACCATTCCTGCCTCCTTGCGATGTTAGAGACGAACCTGGCTGTGACGCTCGAGGAGCGGGACAAGCCCGAACGGCAACCCGCCGTCGAGCGCCGCATCGCCGTCGCGGTTCTCGTAGAGATGCGCGGCCAAGAGCAGCACGGCCTGGCGCAGATCATCCGGCACCTGGTTCCAGCTGATCCCGTAGCCGGCGGTGAAGCTCAGCTCGGCCAGCGATCCGTGCGGCAGAGGGCGCAGGGCCGCACCACCCGGCCCGGTCAGGCGCTGGCGCCCGGTGCCGGGTTCCAGAAACCACTCGCCAGACGCCAAGGCGGTGGTCGAGCCGGGCCGGATCAGCTGGATCTGGTCGATCACGGTGACCGGGCCAACCGGCAGATGCAGGTGGCCGCGCCGGTTCCAGCAGGCGACCTGCAACAGGTAGGGCCGCGCGATCAACGCCTTGGCGGTGCGCGTCTCGATGATCGCCGTGGCGTTGCGCAGGTAAAGCTCGAGGAGCGCATCCTCCGAGCCATCATCGGTAAACCCGGCGGCCAGCCTCAGATGGGCGGCCAGCTCGCGCAGTGGCGCCGGGTTCACGGCCGCGGGTGTGACTTCCTTCAGGAGCATGCTCGTGGGTCCTTTTTCTGGGCGGGTAAGGGCGCGGGTTAGTTGTTGGCGATGCGCACGGTCATCGAGCGCTGTACCTCGCGGCCCAGGCTGGTGGCGACCCGGCTGCACACCAGGTAGGCGTCACCGGTGACGCCGCCCGACAGGAAGGCAGTGGTGGTCGTCGTCGTCGATGTCGTCGTGTCGATCACCAGCCCGCCGGTCGCCGTGTCGTCCGGGTCGATGGTCCAGCCGAGATCGGTCTGGATGACTTCGCCGGCCTCGAAAAGCTGAAAGCCCCAGTCGAAGGTGTAGTCGAGGATCGAGTTGGGGTTCTTCAGGAAGTATCCGCTCATGTGCTGTCCCTCTCTGGGCCGTGGCGAGGTAGGTGCAGAAAGGCGATGCCGTGACCCCCACCCCAACCCTCCCCCCAAGGGGGAGGGAGCTGGCGTCCCAACTGGAGCGATGCGCCTCCCCTCCTCCTTGGGGGAAGGCCGGGGGTGGGGGTCGCGGCATAAGCCGCGTCAGACCGGCGGCACGATCTCGCCGCCGAAGCTCTTGACCGAGATGATCTCGCCCGCGCTTACGATCTGTGTCTCGGTCAACTCGGTCAGCACCAGCAGCTCGCCGCCCTGCGTGTCGACCAGGGCCAGGTGATCGATCACTCCGGCCTCGACGATCGCGACAGCGGCTTGTGCCGAGACGACCAGCCGCCGACCGGCAACCGTTCCCGGCGCCAGGGCGAAATCATCGCCGCCGGATCCGGGCGTCAGCGCCAGACTTGCCAGCATGTTGCCGCCGCCGCTCACCAGGGTCGAGGCATCGCCCGCAGTCACTGGCGCCCCGGCACAAAGCGCCATCAGCACGGCCCGGTTCGCTATATAGTCGAGCGCCGCATCGAGCGCGTTCGTCGAGATGGCCTTGCCCATGTCCGTTCTCCAATCTCTGTTGCCCGTTCAGACGCCGATCCGCCGCACCGGGCTTGCCGGCAACACGGTCCGGCGCCGCGCGGCGCTCAGGATGTCGTCCTGGTCGATCAGCCGAACCGGGTCGATCCGGAATTGGAAGGTTTCCGTTTCCGGCGGGGCCAGCGCTGCGGGGTTGAGTGTCACCGCGCCTGCGGTATCCGTCTGGACCCGCCAGCGCCGGTAAAGATCGGCGGTCCCGCCAGCAGCGCCGGCGTTCTCCAATGGTCCGGCCGCGACCGGCCGCAGATCGGGTGTGCCAGCGTCCGACGAGACAATCGCCGCCTCGGGCGCGACGCCCTGCTGCGCGTTGGTGCCGGGCACCGCACCGGGGAGTACGAACCCGGTGCCCAGATGCCCGATGCCGGCCATCATCGCACCGGCGTAGAAGCCGACGTTCAGCCCGACATTCTCGACCCCGCGGGTGACATAGATGGTGGGCGTCACATCGAGCGGCCCGGCAGTGGTGTTCCGTGCCTCAAGGAACATTCGCCAGATGCCACCGCCCAGATCGGTCAGTGTGCCCGTGGTCAGCGCGAAGTTCGCGGTCTGACCAAGCAGCGCGGCGGTCGGCGGGGTGTCCGACCAGGTCACCCGCAACTCGGGCCGCCCGTCGGTGGTGTCCAAAAGGATCGCGCTGATCAGCGCGCTCGGTTGGGCGACGATGATCGAAAAGGCAAAGCGTTCGCCGGGCTGCACAGTCGCCACCGCCGGCCCGTCGAAACGGGCGAAGGCGTTCTGGTTGTTGCCCAGCCATTGCAGCGGTACATTGTAGGGGCCGGGAACCGTGTCGTTGATGTCCACCGACGAACTGATCGCCGTCCAGTACGGGTCGGCAAAGTCGTCGGGCACGCTCAATGCGTTGATCTGGTCGGAGACCAGCGCATCCGTCGCCCCCGCCCCCGGCCCGAACGCCTGGCCAAAGCCCAGCGCGACAACCGAGGTTACCGCTGGCGCCGGTGCGCCGCTGAAGCTGATGCCAAACCCCTCGGCCACGTCGCGGTCGGGTTTCAGGACCGTGCAGCCCAGCGCCGCCGTTCCGGCGTTCAGCGCGATGCCGTCGCCAATGCCGCGCTGAATTACCGCCGTGTTGGCGATCTGCCCGGCCGTGCCGCGCACGGTGACGGCAGGCGCCGTCCCGTTGGCGTCAAGCAGACAACGCTCGATCCCAACAAATGCCCCGCTGCCGTCATCGGCCAGCGCGGCGCCGGCCAAGGCCACGATCTGCAGGCTCTCGACATGCACCAGCGTGCCGGTGCCTGTCACGGTGACGGCGTCACCGGTCACGGCCTGGATCAGTGCGCCCAGCCCGGCGGTTGGCACCAGCGGATTGCTGGCCGGGTTCATCAGGTCGTCGAGCCCGCGTCCAGGGGCCGCGCGCACAACTACGTGGCGGGTTGCATCGCAGATTGTCGCGATCACCGCCCCGCCGGGATCGGCGGCGGCGCCGTCCAGTTCCGCGACCCAGCGCTGGTCAGCGGCCACCAGGTCCGCCGGCAGCGCCGTGGCGAAGGCAGCGAGAGTGACATAGTCCCCCGCGGGACCCACCGATTTGATCACGGTCTCGACCATCTGCGGCTCCTCGGCCAGGGCGGAAAGGGAAGGGCCGGCGGGTGAAGCCGCCGGCCCGTTTGGTCAGGTAGAACGGAAATGCAACGTCCGGTCCGGCCGACCTGACCCGCGCGCAGGGAGTGGACCCTGCGCCCCGCTCCCCTTGGCGTGGGGAACTTCCCCCCGGATCGCGAAACGGGGGGCGGGAGTGAGAGGCGCCACTGTGGGTAACGCCTCCCACCCTTTACGAGAGGCCGAACTTAAGCGTCTTGATCGCCGCGAAGTCCGAGACGTCGCCGCCGACCCGCTTGGTGGCGTAGAACATCACGTTCGGCTTGGCCGAGTACGGGTCGCGCAGGATCCGCATGTCGGGCCGCTCGGCGATGGTGTAGCCCTTGGCGAAGTTGCCGAAGGCCACCGCGTGGGCGTCGGTGGCGATGTCGGGCATCTCCTCGACGATCAGCACCGGGTAGCCGACCAGCAGCGGCGGCTGGGTGGCCTGCAGGCCCTCCATCCACAGGAACCGGCCCTGGTTGTCCTTCATCTTGCGGATCTCGCCCGCGGTCTTGGAGTTCATGATGAAGGCAGACCCGGACCGGTACTCGGCGTTCAGCGCGTAGACCATGTCGACAAGCGCGTCGCCCGGGTTGTTGGTGTCGAAATCACCCGCCGTGCCGGTGGCGACATAACCGATATTACCCCAGGCCCACGACGCGTTGGCGACAAGCGTCTTGGTCAGGAAGCCGATCGGCTTGTTGACTCCGTCGCCGGTCACGAAGGCATCCGATTCCGCCCTCAGGAAGCGCTCGGCGATGCGCTCGGCGAGCCAGCCCTCGATGTCGAAGGCCGCGTCGTCGAGGATGCGCTGCGAAGCGGTCGGGCTTGCCGAGAGCTCGTGCAGCGGGATCGAGATCCGGTCGACGACCATCGCCGTGGTCTCGGAGACCGTGCCCAGCTCGTCCTGCCAGCCAAAGCCGATGTCGTTGTGGTCGATCAGCACGTCATAGGCGCTGGCCTCGACCTGCACGACGCGGGAGAGCGCGCGCAGCGAGGCGCCGGAGCGCAGCACCGATTCGATCTGCTCGGCGGTCCGCGGATCGACCAGGAACCCGCCATCGATGGCAACCTGGGTATTGAGCCCCTTGCCCTCGAGACCGAGTGAGCGCAGCGCGTCCTCGTCGCCGTGGCGCACATAGGCCTGGAACGCCTTGGCATGCGGCGCCTCGGCCTCGGCCATGGTGGCCAGCGCCGGGCGGCGCACGTCCGTGCTCTTGCGGTCGATCGCGTCGATCAGCGTGCCCATGTCGCCCATGCGCTTGGAGATGTCATCCTTGAAGGTCTT